CAAGAACTGTCTCAATTGGTGCAGAAAGAGCAGCTAGATGAAGCTGACTTTAAAAAGCTAGAAGAGAAGGGATATTCGAGAACACTTGTATCTTTAGCGTTTAAGGGATACAAGTCAGCTATTGAGGAACAGGCTCAGAGTTTATTTAAAGAAGTCGGTGGAGAAGAGAAATATAAAGAGATGGCTCAATGGGCTTCTAAAAACTTATCTGACGAAGAGAAAGAAGAATGGAACTCAATTATGGGCTCCGGGGACTTAAAGGCTATGAAGTGGGCCATGCGTGGCCTGCAAGCTCTCTATACATCCCAAAATCAAAAACCCAGAACTCTTACAGGAACATCTAGTGGCAAATCTATCAAACCATTCAAGAGTAAAGCCGAGTGGTTTGCAGCTATGGATGACCCAAGATACGGTAAGGACCCAGAGTACATGAAGGAATTCGATGAGCGTCTTAAGAGAACTAAAATAAAGCTATAAGATAATCTAAAGTTAACTAAGATAACCTGAGGGTTATCCTAAAGACTTTAAGATTATCTCAAGGTAAACATAAAGAAACACATATAGGATACCGAGGATAACCAAGTAACAGGCCGAGGTCTGCTGAAAGGGAAACCAAGGTAGCCATAAACTAAATAAGGAGATGACAATTATGGCTTACACTTTAAGCAGACCAGGTGAATTATCTGGTGAAGCTAGAGCCCTTTTTTATAAAAAGTGGCTTGGAGAAGTTTTGATGGCATATGAACAAATGACGGTTTTTAAAGGACTTATTACTAACAAAACTATTGACAGTGGTAAATCTGGTAGTTTTCCAATAATCCAAGACGCTCCCGCTCCAAGAATATTCATTCCTGGTGTGGATGAGTTAACTGGTTCAAAAATTGAGAACCAAGAAGTTGTGATAAACATTGATGGATTATTGGTTGGAGACACAATGGTTTATGAGTTAGATGAATGGATGAGTGAATATGCAGTTAGAGATAGGTATAACAAAAAGTTAGTCTATTCGATGGCTCTTGCAACTGATTCTGCAATTGCTGCTGAGATTATTAAGGATTCTTTAAACGGATCTAATAGGGTTAATTTGGCAACTCAAGCAGCAACAGTATCAGCAGCTTCAGCAGAAGAATTGGTTGATGCTATATTTGGTGCTGCAGAGACACTAGATAACAACAAGGTAATGGATACAAACAGATATTTAGTTGTTTGTCCAAGTGTGTACTACAAGTTGTTTAAATACCTAGCAGCTATTGACAAAGATTATGGTGGACAAGGAAGCATAGCTACAGGGCAGATTATGGAACTTGCTGGGTTCAAGATAATTAAGAGCAATACCTTGAAATCTATTGTTAATATCCCAGATGGCGGAAGTGTTACGTTTGGAGTTGACATGTCGGCCGACGGAGGAAATAAACATCAAGTTACCGTCGGCGAAAGCGATGTTGGAAGTGCCGGAGTTCTTGGATTGGCATTTACAGAAGATGCTGCAGCTATGTTAACTCTCAGGGATTTAATCCCAGAAATTAACTACATTCCAGAGAAACTTTCTTATTTAATGGTAGTAAAAATGGCTGCAGGTTTTGGGGCTTTAAGACCTGAAGCTGCAGTTATGATAGCAGATCCAGCAGCTACAGTCTCAGCTGTTGTTTGATGCTTTATCGGGGGCTGAATAGCCCCTTTATTTCTCGGGGACGTGGTGAAATTGGTTATCATGCCAGTCTGTCACACTGGTGGCTACGGGTTCGAGTCCCGTCGTCCTCGCCATAAAATAGTTAAGCAAAGGAGGAATATCCTTGACAACTTTAGATGCTATAAACAATATGCTTTTGGCTATAAATGAACAACCCGTACCTGTTCTCGATGAGTCTATAGCTGAAGTTAAGATAGCCTTAGATATCTTGGATCAAACCTTAGAGCTAGTTCTAACAGAGGGCTGGCACTTTAACTCAGAGTCCGACGTAGAGTTACACCCAGATTCCCAAGGGTATATCTACGTGCCTCTAAATGCTCTCTATGTAGACCCAACGGATAGATATAAGAATTGTACAGTAAGAGAAGGAAAGCTTTATGATAAAGATAGGCATTCGTTTATCTTTGAGACCCCAGTGAAAGTTGACATAATCTATAAGTTACCCTTTGATGAACTCCCAGTATACGCACAGAAATATATCTCTGAGAAAGCTGCTCGGATATTTATAGCTCAAACCTTTGGGGACCCACAGTTATACCAATATCAATCTCAAGAAGAACTAGAAGCCTATACAACTCTAGTGTCCCATGAGATAGACGCTGGGGACCACAATTTACTGGAGAGCTACAGGGGGTATCTAAATGGCTAAAGTATCCACCCCCTTCATAACTCCAGTTCATGGTGTGTCCCAGCAGGACCCTACTTTGGTTCCTGAAGGATATCTTAAAGAGCAAGTCAATATGATCAGTGATGCCATAAAGGGACTCTATAGGAGACCAGGAACAGAGTTGCTCAGGCTATACACTAAGTATCCCAAAGTATTCATTAAGGTAATTGAGCATAACCAGATTGACTATGAGATATTCTTAGCTAGAGACTCTGTGGATTCTAAATGGTACCTTAAGATAACCAATTTGGAGACTCAGGAAATTGTAACTGATCAGACAATAACTGATGCCGATTTAGTGGCCTACTTAGATACTCTTGAAGATGACAATGATTTGTTATTAAGGGACTTTCAAGACCAACTATTTATTGTATCCAAAAAACGAGACGTTGAGATATTACAAGAAGGTCCTCAAATAGTTATAACATTCTTTGGTTTAAACAGCGAAATCTTAGGAGTTCCTGGTGAATTTGAGGTTATGATAGGATTTTTAGGACAACAAGCAGATCAATTAGTGGTTGGACCAGAATTTACCACAAGATCCAGTTCAGCTTCTGATGTTTTGGAAGCATATAAAAATGGATTTAATTCTCGACTCTCAGATTATTTAGAGTCAATTACAATCGATTCAGCTTCCTATAAACTTACTTTAACTTTAAAAGAAAATGTTGGAGCAACAATAGATTATAAAGGTAAACTCTTAGTTGACTACTGGGGATTTGAAGCGGAAGATGTAAGTAATTTAGACCCTTTACATTATGAATCTTCAGAAGCTTATGTAATAATTGATTATAGAGGCACCTATTCACCAGACAGAAGTATTTCAATGACTTATACAGCAAACGGAGGCACCTATACTGCAACCATAGAGCCACATTCAGATTCAGCAGCAGAAATAGCATTCCAAATGAGTTATGATGCAGGAATTACAGTAAATGCTGTCGAGGACCCTAGTGAGGTAATTACAATTAAGTTGCCTGCAAAATTCACGAAATTAAATAGCTTTAGGTATGATAACACGAATGCCCCTATATATATTACTGCTGTGGATGCTTCTGGAGAAGTTCATCATTTTACTTTACCAGAACAAAGAGAAGCATTCACCGGGTACATAAATTGGGTGCCTATGAGAGCAGGAAGATTGAACTTTAAAGATGTAGATAACACTTATATGATTGAAATGGGTATTAATATACATAAATGGGGAGAAAGTGATTTAGTAAGTATTGTAGATGATATACCAGTTGGAAAGTATACAACTTTAGATAGTATTTTAACAGCCATTGATACAGCAATAGATGATTATGCAATATTGCGGGGTTTATCAAGCTCCGAATTATATGCGGATAAGCATTCAACTTATGTTACCATCTTTGTAAGGCATGATTATTATTTTGATATGCAAATTGAAGAATCGGCTCCAAGTATTGAGTTATTAAGCATAGATAATAAAACTTTTAACTTTTCAATGTCTAATACTTCATTTTCAATACAATATGACTGGGTTAATGATACAATAAAACGTTTTATAATTGAATTTGGTAAAAGTAATGCTGATGTGTTCTTTTTGTTTCCTTATATTGTGGAGGCTCCCATAGTTGACCTAATGTTCTACCAGAATAGACTGGTGTTTATCACAGAGAAAGCTCTATTAGCCTCAAGAACTGGTAGATTCTCACAGTTCTACCCAGATAATCCAGATGTAATGTTGGAGTCTGACCCGATATTGCTCCGGATTGCTCAAGCTGGGGACAAGTTGCAAGCTATGATACCCTTTTCGGAGTCTATATTACTCATGGGTAACCGGGAGCAATACACTCTGTATCACCAAGGGTTTATGACTTTTGCAAACTTAACTTTA